TCACGATGAGCGACGTGCCAAAGAAGCGGCGGCTCGTGAGCGTGAAGAAGCTATACGTGTTGCTCAACAATTAGCCGAAGAAAACAAAGCACTAAAAGGCGATGTCAACAAGAATCGTGAGGCTTTGTTGGAACAAGCTAAACGCCAATCTGCTATTGAAGTGTTGTCTGCGAAGAATGCGTATAAGAAAGCGTATGAAGAAGGTGACTCTGAAAAAGTCATGGAAGCGCAAGAAAAACTCACTGCCGCTAACATGAAAGCAGAAAAAGTAAAGAATTTTAAGGTAGAGCCTTTACAAGAGGACGAACCTAGTGTAACAATACCTGATAACACCTCAGCACCTGCTGTAGATCAGAAAGCTACGTCTTGGCAAGAAAACAACCGATGGTTCGGCCAAGACGACGAAATGACCAGTTTAGCGCTTGGGTATCATACTAAACTAGTAAAAGAGGGTTTCGACCCCACTAGCGATGAATATTACGAGAAAATTGATTCTCGTATGCGACAAATCTTCCCCGATAACTTCGAGGATGCACCGAAAAAGAAACGAGCCAATGTAGTTGCACCCGCTACGCGGAGCACAGCCCCTAAAAAGGTCACATTAACGCAAACACAAGTACGGCTTGCCAATCGTTTGGGATTAACAAACGAACAATACGCTAGGCAACTAGTAGAAGAAATGAGGAAATCATAATGGCTGATAATAGAATCAAGCGCGAACAGGAAACCCGTGAGAAAACTGTGGCTACAAGACAGTGGGAGCAACCCGATGTCTTACCTATGCCCAACCCCGAACCGGGGTACGACTTTAAGTGGGTACGCCTTAGTACGTTAGGAACTACGGACGCCAGAAACATTTCTTCGAGCTTGCGTGAAGGTTGGGTTCCTGTGAAAGCAGTTGACCACCCTGAAATCATGTTGGTTACTGTCGAGAACGAAAAGTTCGCAGACAACGTAGTAATTGGCGGGTTAATGCTCTGTAAGATACCAACAGAAATGATGGATCAACGCAGAGAACACTTTGCAAATGTTACGAAAAACCAGATGGATGCGGTAGATAACAACCTGATGCGTGAAAATGATCCGAGAATGCCTATCTTTAATGATAGAAAATCGAACGTTACCTTTGGAAAAGGGTGACTTAACTAAAATTTAGAGGTGATCTAAAATGGCTACTACAGCTTCCCCATACGGGTTAGTACCCGTAAAGAACGCTGACGGCTCACCATATACTGGTGCGCGGGACGCATTTCGAATTGCTTCAGGGCTAGCTAATAACATTGGCTTTGGCTCTGTAGTAAAACTACATGCTGGTAGGATTGAAATAGCTACTGGTACAGGCGCAGATGAAGGTGCTAATAACCTCGCTGTTAACACTGGCGGTGCAATTGGTGTATTTGTCGGTTGTGAGTACATAAATGGCCAAGGACAGTTGATCTTCGATCAACATTTCCCTACGGGCACAACTGCTCCAACAGGCACTATAATTACTGCTTACGTTGTAACAGACCCCGGTGTAACTTTCATGGCGCAATCAACAGGCGCTATTGATGATGATGTTATTGGGCAAAACGTAACGTTTTCTGCGGCACAAGACCCAACAAGCTCGGTAAATACCACTACTGGTAAATCTAACATGGCGATAGGTGCGGCGGCAACAGGCACTAAAGCGTTTAAGATTGTTGGTTTATCTGATCGTCCCGGGTCAACCGCTGGTGATGCAAAAACCGATTGTTTAATTAAGTTTAACCCCGCTTACCATCAGTTTGGTACTGGCGTAGTTGGCGAATCTTAGGAGATATAACTCATGGCTATTTCACGATCCCAACTCCTGAAGGAGTTATTACCCGGCCTTAACGCCTTATTTGGTTTAGAATACGCCAAGTATGGTGAAGAGCATAAAGAAATCTTTGAAACAGAGACTTCTGATCGCTCGTTTGAGGAAGAAACTAAACTGTCAGGCTTCGGTGCGGCAGGTACTAAAGCGGAAGGCGCGGCAATCGAATACGATACAGCGCAAGAAGCATGGACTGCACGCTACACGCACGAAACTGTTGCTATGGGTTTCTCAATCACTGAAGAAGCGATTGAAGATAACTTGTATGACTCTTTATCGGGTCGATACACCAAAGCATTAGCTCGCGCTATGGCGTACACCAAGCAGGTTAAAGCCGCTAATATCTTAAACACTGCGTTTACCCAAACTTACGGTGATGGCGAGTCTCTTATAGGCGACAACCACCCACTAGTAAATGGCGGTAAAAACTCAAACTTGCTTGGTAACGTTGATCTTAACGAAACCTCGCTTGAGAATGCAGTTATTCAGATTGGCAAATGGACTGACGAGCGCGGCTTGTTGATCTCTGCCCGACCCAAAAAACTCATTATCCCATCTGATTTGCAATTCGTTGCAACTCGTTTGTTGGAAACTGAGGGTCGTGTAGGTACAGCAGACAACGATCTCAACACTATTAAAACTAATGGTGTAGTTCCAGAAGGCTATACAATCAACCATTACCTGACTAACACAGGCAACTGGTTTCTCACCACTGACATTCCAAATGGCTTAAAGCACTTTACTCGTGCCAAGATGACCACTGGAATGGACGCGGATTTTGACACTGGCAACAGTCGTTATAAAGCCCGTGAGCGATATTCTTTTGGTGTCTCTGACCCATTAGCTATCACAGGTGCTGGTTCTTAATTGACCAGAAAAGAAAGATAAGAAGGGAGCCTTGCGCTCCCTTTCTTTTTGGTATACGCTTGACCTGTCCCTGACTACCAATCACAATTCCGTGGGTAGACACTAGCCAAGACAGGAGAACAACATGGCGAATACAACTTTTCAAGGGCCAGTCCGCTCGGAAAATGGCTTTACTAGCATCACAAAAAACAGCACTACTGGTGCTATCACTATCCGACCACAAAAACCTTCTTTAGCAGGTCAAGCAGATACGCTTGCAAACACTTCTGGCACTGTAACTTACGTAGCAGGTTTGAACCGTTGTAACTTTACTGGTGCGGCGGCACAGGTTACTACATTACCGGCGGCTACTTTAGGTACTATCTGTACACACGTACAGACTGTAGATACTGAAGGTGGTACTAACACGTTACGTTTTGATTGTGCTGGCACTGACACGTTTGAAGTAGGCCAAGTAATTGAAAGTCGAGCAACTAATGCGGTTACTTTTGATACCTCTGTTGCCGCAGATACTAAAATTACTTTTACCCCAGCAAATGCCGCTACTAACTTAATGAGTATTGGTTCTTACATCTATTTTGTCTGCTATACAGAAGGCAAATGGACTGTAACTATGGACTTACAACATTTAGGCGTTGGTAAAACTGGCACATTTGCATTTAGTTAATAACTAGGAGGTATAGGTTATGGCTACTGCCACTACGTTACAAACGTTAATTAACACCGAGCGCAAGCTAGTTATTAAACGAACTGTTGTATATTCTGGCACTGTTTCTACAGCCGATGGTGGCGGTACGTTAATTGATGTATCTGATTACACTAGCATTGATGGTAAAGCGTGTAGCTACATTACCATAGATAAGTTATGGTCATATGCAGGGCCAACAGCATTAGATTTATTGTGGGCCTCTAATAATAATTACCCCGTAATTAGTGTAGGTGGGACAAGCACAGCTGTCTCTCCGGGAATTCATTATGACTTTAGTGCTTGGGGTGGTCTAGTGCCCCCTACGCTTGGTAGCACAACTAACACCTCTAGTGCGGATTCCGCAGGGTCAGGCACACCCACGGGTGATTTACTAGTTGAGGTTAGAAGTGCGACGGCTGGAGAAAGAACCGTAATAGTCATCGAAGGCACTAAGCATTATGCGTAGATACTACAAAAAAGGCGGTAAGGTAAAAGAAAAAGGTACTATGAAAGGCCACACCATAGGCGGGGGGCATAAACGCCCTACCAAATCTGGTGCTGGCATGACCGCCAAAGGTGTAGCTAAATACCGTAGAGACAACCCCGGAAGTAAACTAAAAACGGCAGTAACAGAGGATAAACCGACAGGGAAACGAGCATCGCGCAGGAAATCATACTGCGCACGCTCCGCAGGACAAATGAAGAAGTTCCCTAAAGCGGCGAAAGACCCAAATTCTAGGTTGCGGCAAGCGAGAAAACGATGGAAGTGTTAAATGGCTTACTTACAATCAAACATACCCTACTTCAAAGCATGGGTACGTAGAGAATATACAAAGAATACTGAAGAGTACCACGGAGAATTTTTACATTGTATGGTAGTAGCAGTTACAACCATGCCAAACAGAACACTAAGTTTTCAGGTCATATTTACAGGTTGTGAGTCTGACTACGATGAAGACGAGCCAAATGTTCACGGTGGCGCAATGTGGGCGCGTATGCCATTAACGGCATTAGTAGCAGACACACCGTTAGAAGCATGGCCTGAACCGCTACCTCCACATGTAGCACAACCATGGGACTGTATGTCGCATGAGCACTCGGTATACGTAATAGACAGGGCTAGTCCAGCACCTTGGATAGCTAAAGTAGATGGGGAGTTTTACCCCGCTAAATACTATTTCACCGTGGACTATACTAACAGTGAGATAGCGGATGACCCAGCGCAACACAAGCAGTCACACGTCTTGGAGTTGTTAGATGGGCCATACAAAGGAAACATGGTGGCGTTACCAAACAATCGTGTCAGGGTTACACACCCAGCATGGTTTGAAACAGGACAAGGTGCGCCAGACTTTAAACCGAACCAGCATATCTACCACTCAAAACAAGATGTAGAGTATGTTTGGGACACACAACGAGTGTTTAACAATCTCTACGCGGAGAACGAAGATGGCTAAGAAAATGAAGAAAAAAGGTTTTGCTGATGGTGGTCTTACCGGTAAACAAACCAAACTAGACAAAAACAAAGACGGTAAAATTTCAGGTGAAGACTTTAAAAAGATGAAAGGCGGCGGTATGGCTAAAAAAGGTTATGCTGGAGGTGGTAAAGTGAAGAAAAAAGGTTTTAACGTAGGTGGTATGCCTATGGCTGGTGGTATGCCCGCAAAACCTGCGCCCGGTGGTATGCCTGCTACGCCTACGGGCGGTGCTGGTGGTGGCAGAAAGGCTAAAATGGCTGAGTTACAGAAACGTGCCGCCGCAGGTGACCAGCAAGCTAAAGCGGAATTGGCTAAAATGAAACGCGACGTTGGCCCGAGGGCAGAACTCTCTCCTCCTACCCCTGCTAAACCTATGATGCCTATGAAAAAAGGCGGTATGGCTAAGAAAGGCTACGCTAAAGGCGGTGTGGCTAAGAAAGGCTTTGCTAACGGCGGTGTTTCTAAGAAAAAAGCTAAAAAGGCTACTAAGTCTAAAGCTAAAGTACGTGGGGCAGGTATCGCTAAGAAAGGCGTTCGTAAGTGTAAAATGAGGTAGTTATGCGTTCATACAACTCAGGCGGTGTAGTTAGATATAAGTCTGGTGGTAAGATATGCCCATCCGGTAAGGCATGGGCTAAACGCACATTTGATACTTACCCTAGCGCGTACGCGAACATGGCCGCATCTAAGTATTGCAAAGACCCTAGCTACGGCAAGGGTAAGAAGAAGAAGAAAAAGTAATGGGTGATCT